CCATACCACAGTCTAATACAACTATAGTACTATCTCCAAGATTCATTATGTTTTTGAATATCTGTTCATCATGCATGAACATTTCATAATGACCATCTCTTATACCACCATCTCTATTTTTTAAATGCCAAGTAACTGCATTTGGTACTATAAGATTTTTATATCCACGCTGTTTTAGTGCATAGGTAAATAGAGTTTCTTCTCTATGTGCTATTCTACTTAAGCCCAAATGATAATCTGCTATTCCTGCTCTATATAAAAATGAACAATGTAAATGGTCTACTTCTTGTTTTTCTTTAATATAATACCACTGTAAATTGCCTTCATTATAAATGTCTTCAATTTTACCAGTAGCCTGTATTTCTCCACCTAATGGAGGTGTTAATACACTACCACCTACTCCACCAACATCATCCGCAGTATGTGAATATAATACTTCTAGTGTATTGGCTTCGGCAACTGTATCGTCATCCATGCGCCAAACCCATTTATATCCCATTCTATTTGCTTTGTCATGATTAAAATGTTGACCTTTCTTTTCAGCAAATAACCATTCCCATTGAATGCCTTTTTGATCTAGCATTTGAAAAATGTATAGATAATGCTGATGTTCTCTTACATCAATAGGTTCTACATTATCATCAAATACAATGAGTTTATCGGGCTTCAATGTTTGATTAACTACACTCATCATTGCTAATGGCAATGTAGTATCGTATCTACCTCTAGTAGAAATGGAACATAATATGTTTTTACTCATCTTTTCCAACGTTGGTTACAATAAGGAAGTTCTTTCCAATTAAATTTATTACCCAAATGATCTACTTCATACCAATATATTTGGTCTGATCTTAAATTAGTAAATCCAAATTCTTTTAGTTTATTTTCTATTATCTCTTTGCCTTTATAAGTAGGATGTAAGTCAGTATGAATTTCTAGCACAATTTCGTTAATTCTATTCATTTCTTCTTGAGTCGCATTTAAAATAATATCGTATTCAGCACCTTCACAGTCTAGTTTTAATAATATGTTATTACCTTCTATCATTTTTAATAATATAGGCAAAGATAGACTACGAACCAATTCATGCTCAGTTGTAATATTATACATACTATTTGCACCGGCATTGTCATTATTAATGCTTACACTAATATATTTCCCATGCTCTGCTGCCACTACATTTTTTAATGCGATTATAGAAGATAAGCCTGATCGTTTTACATTAGATTGAAAAATGTTAAAAGTTTTAGAAACAGGTTCAATTCCTATTACCTTTTTAGCTCCCATTGCTCCGGCTAGTAATGAAAAGGCTCCTATATTTGCTCCCACATCTATAACTGATCTACCTGTTAATTCTTCTTTAGTAAGATTGTATTGATTTGATTCAATAACTTCACGATGCATATTAGCATCTTGTTCTTTTAGCCAACTCAAATCTATAGTTTCATCTTTATCCCAAATACATAACATTAAGTTTATATTCTCAGGGTCACCTCTTACTAAAGGATCGTCTAATAATCTTCCATCAGGTGCTATATATTTAAATTTAAAACTAGGGAAATATAATTCATCTAACATATGTAGTTTATGATGTGGACCCCATTTACCCGGTGGCTCAAGCATAGGAACCGTTATCATTAATCTTTTACAATGCTTTTTTAGTCTTTCAACAATTTCTAATCCGTTTTCCAAATGCTCAATTACTTCAAAAGCAACTATAGTATCATACTGATATAATTCAAAATTATTAATATCAGCATTAATAAACTGTGCATTATATCCCCAATCTTGATCTTTGGCTGCTTTAATTATATACTTGTCATAATCTAATCCAGTATATTCAATAGTGTTAGGAAAGAATTGAATTCCATAACCACTAGTGCATCCTAATTCAAAAACCTTAGTTCCTAATAGATTTTCTGCGGCCCACCGATATCTAGTTACTTCTCGGTCATACACAGGATCACCCTTGAAAAATACAGCCCTCTCCCAATAATTTGAAAGACGCCATTTATACCAATCAGGATTATATTTTCTTGCTAGAGTTAATGAATTTTCTAAAAATACATCATTATAATCATTTACTAGTTTAGAATCGTGCATTGTGCCTTCACCCTTATGATATATAGGGAATTCGCCGATATGTAGATTAGTAGTAGTATCCCAAGATTTGTTAAGTACTTCACATACTTCAAACCCTGCATTTTCTGCTTCAATACAGAATTCTGTATCTTCTCCGCCACCTACACCATAATCCATGCTTAATAAACCAATACTATCAAACACTTTTTTATGAATCATTACACAAAAGAATACAGCAAAGTCTCTGCCTGCTGGCTCACTATGACCTTTAATGATACAACTAATGCCGCATTTTGGATTACTAATAAAAGGACTTTCTAGTAAGTTTAGCCAACCATTTACTTCATGAGGTAATAATATTGCATCATTGTTTAACAGTATTATTAAGTCCGTCGTTGCTAATTTAATGGCAGGATTACATGCGCCTGAGTATCCAAGTGGTTCATTAGCCCATGCGATTTTAAAATGCTTTTTTAATCCTAAATATGTAAACTTTTCTGATAACGCACCCAAATACTCTAGCGTATTATCAGTACATCCATTAGCGCTGACTATTAACTCAATATCTTCTATGTTAGAATATGCTAGTATAGATTCAATACAAGGTTTTAATAAATCATCACAATGATTATAAGTGGGAATTACTATACTATATTTCATATTGTACCTGTGTGTTTATTTGCTTCATACCACTCTAGATTATACTTCTTAGCAAGCCTTAGTTCATTATTTCTAAATGTTTGATTCCAATTCTGAACTAGATTAGGATCATGAACAGTACCCTCACCACGATGATATATGGGGAAAGTACCTACGTGTAGCATTGCTTCATTAGACCATACCATTTGAACAGGTTGAATAATTGAAAACCCTGCTAATTCTGCTTCCATACAAAATTCAATATCCTCTCCACTACCCGTACCATAATCTTCGTTTAATAATCCAATCTTATCAAATACTTTACGGTCAATCATAACACAGAAAAATATTCCAAAATTTCTTTTTATTATTTCGCTATACTTTAGTAGTACTGCGGTAATTCCACAGTTACTATCATCAAATCCATTGTTAAGTAGAGTTAACCAATCATTTTTATTTTGAGGTAGTAGTACTGCATCATTGTTAAACAATACTATTCTATTAGTTGTTGCAACTTTAATACCAGCATTTGTTGCTTTTGGATAACCTAAGGGATTATTATCCCAAACTATCTTAAGATGATTTTCTAATCTAAGATAGTTGAATTTTTCTTTTAGATTTCCTAAGTATTCCAAAGTATTGTCAGTACATCCATTAGCACTGATAATAAGTTCTATATCTGTTATATTTGAATATTCAAATATAGATTCTATACATGGTTTTAGTAAATCATTGCAATGATTATAGGTAGGGATTACTATACTGTATTTCATTTACTTTCCTCTGTTCTACTTATGACAGTAGATTTTAGTCAGTAAATTTATATTAGCCACAAAAAAGCGCACCGAAGTGCGCTTCCCTGTAACTTCCCATCCCGATTGAGAATTAAAGTTATTCCAATATTATTGGAATGTAAGGTTAGAAACAGCAATTTCCCCAACATAGTCAGCCGCATTACCGAAAGAACTTGCGGTATTGGTTAATTCTATGTATCCGTAACGAGTCATAAATGACACGACTGGTTCGAATGTTGACGGATCAAGGACAACACCAGAACTCATCAAAGGAATATATGGGCAATAGAACGCGGCTGCGTCTGTCTCGCTTGAACCTTTGTAACCGACTAGCACAGGAATGTTGTCAGCAGCATAACTGTCAACGAACACACGCATTGCACCGTTCAATGTACCAACGAACTTGGTGTTTGTTGGGGCTTCGAATGTGCCTTCTGTTGTGCGAGCAAAAGCAGAAGTTGTAGCACTCTGAAGAACTGTCAAGCTAGCAGAACTAACAACGGCCCAGTTACCAGCACCACGACGGGTACGCTGTGCAATCAAGTTAGCAACACGGTTGATTAGAACAGCTAGAGCAGCGTGTTCGTCACCAACGTATGTAGCTGTACCAGATACTGTAGCTTGGTTGTATGTATACTCTGTAGAAGCAAGAGTACGGAGTGACAAGAGGATCTCTTGGTCGATCTCAGCAGTGATCTCTTGTGCTAGAGCAGCCATGATTTCTGCTTCAACGTCAATACCATGCTGGCTTTGAGCGTCTTGTGCAGCTTCGAATGTCCAACGTGCCTGTAACTTGCGTGACTTAGCTTCAACAGCCTGTCTTAAGATTTGCACGGAGATTTGCTTACCGCCATTACCTTCTAATGCTGCTGTATCGTTAGCAGTATAGTAGCTAGTAGAAGTAGCATCACCTTTAACTCTTGAGTAAGCCTGTGCAATTAAGAATGGGCTTAATGCTTCCTGACCAGCTGTTACGCTTGTCTGAGCAGCAGAGTTATCAGTTAATGACTGAGCATAACGGACACGTAGTGTATGGATCTGACCAACTGGGCCAGTCATTGGCTGAACACCAACCAACTCGTTAGCGATAACTGTTGGCATAACACGACGGATAACTGGAAGAATCACACGGTTTAATGTAGCGATATTGCCAGCTGTAGTTGTACCTGCGGTACTTTCAGCAAGTAATTGCTTTTTGGTGTTTTCTAAGATAACACCCATTGTTGAGCGGCGAGTGCCTTTTAAGCCTTCTAACAGAGCTTCCTTGGTCTCGTCCCAACGGCTTTCTAATAGAACTTTTGACATTTTTATTTTCTCCTAATCTATGTCTTAAATTAAAGCCCTGCCAGACGCTTGATATCAATCACGTTATCACG